TCAAGTTTAGGTACATGATTTTCAATTTCTTGATTTAAATAATCAATTTCCTTTTCACTTACCATAGGATTATGTAAATCCATAACTTTGTAATTGCGTCTTAAGTTAGCTTCTTCAAATAATATTCTTGAATAAACAATGTGTTCTTTCATTTTGTGTTTACATATATCAAAAATATCGTCCAAAGTAAGAGTACGTTCGGCTAGTTCAGGAAATTTCTTAAGTATGCCTTTATCTCCTAAACCTTTAATCCCTTTAACTTTATCAGACGCATCTCCTAATAAAGTTTTGTATATCGTAAAATTAGAAGCAGGAATACCAAATCTTTCTTTAACAGTACTTTGTGTATAATATTCTTTTTCTACAGGGCGATATACAACTATTTTATCGTTTATCAATTGTATAAAATCTTTATCACTAGATACTATAAATACTTTAGAATTATAATCTGTACTTAGTTTTTTAGATAAATACGCTATAATATCGTCTGCCTCTAGTTTATCTATTGATATAGTTTTAACAGGTAAACATTTTAAATAATGTATTAAACGAACAATTTGGTTTACTTTAGCTTCATTTTCATCTTCTAATGAATCAAACATATCCCAGTTTGTAATACGAGATATATTACGATTTTCTTTGTATTCGGGGAGTAGATTCCTACGGTTTACCGTGGAACCTACTCCGTCAAATACTACATAAACTGAGGTTGGATTAATATGATTTATTAAGAATCCTAGGGAGCGTAAAAACCCACCTAAACCACCTACGTGTATTCCTTCTTCATTAATGAACTTTAACATAGCAAAATTTCTAAAAAATAAATTTAGCCCATCAATTAAAAGCACACGATCGTGTTTTTCTAAGGATTCTGTTTCATTCTCCTCAACTACATTGTCAAGGAGTTGTAATAAATCTTTCTTTTCCATATTAATCTGGCTCGTTTGTGTATTCGGTTGTATCTATAAATGTATCATTTTCTTCAATGATATCAAAGTCTAGTCCACCGAGTATCGCACTCCATTCTTTGGCGTGTGAGTCTTTATAGGATTTAATTTCCTTTTCACTATCATTAATAAAACCGTGAGGGGTCATGATAATATTACCTCTTGTAGTAATACCGTTAATATGGTTTTTATCAATTTGAATTTTAGTACGCTTAGCAAATTCTACTTGTTTACCATCTTTAATAGCTTTAATTTTGCTAGTTCCGGCATTTGATACATTACCAAAGGTAATTACAAAAGTAGCATCAAACCACATTGCAAATCCACCCTTATTCATAAGTTTGGGTTGGCTCATTGGGGTTTCAGCTTTAGCTGTCCATACTTTATTGATACAAACCAAAGTATTGGTGTATGGGTAACTTTCCTTACGAGACAATGTAATACGTTGATTTACATTATTACCAAATTGGGTTGACATAGCACCTGCGTTCCATTCGTTGTTATTTTTGTTTGAACGAACCGATAATTCACAGGGCACGGACCCAATTGAATCCCATAGAAACATTAAATCATACGGTAAATTACCTTTTTTCTGCTCGTCTAATAAATCTAAAATAAATGCTGCTACATCTTCAATAGTATGTATAGTTTCTCGGTCAGCATATATAAAAAACCCATTATAATCAGTAACTTCACCTGTTTCCTCGTCAACCACCTCATTAACTTCAAGGCCCATTTGTTTAACGTGTTCCCAAGACCATTTCATTTCTGTGGTAATAAACACAGGTAATATTTTTGATTTTTGGGCATTAACAGCAGCTTCAATTAACGCTGTGGTTTTACCTGTATCACTGTGCCCTCGAAGTAACACAATATGACCAGTTGGGATACCGGGCACAGAGGTTACTTCTTGGAACGCAGAAGAAAGCGGGACCCATTTTTGGGGCTTAAATTTAACATTACCTGTTAACCCCTTCTTATCCTTAAATTTATCAAGGTTAAAATTCGATTTTAGCTCGGCAGATACTGCCTCTGCTAAAGATTCATCGCGCTTTCTAGCCATAATTAAAACGGCATGTCACTGTCCTCTTCAAAAATATCGTTAAACTTATCTAGTTTAGATTGCTTAACATTAGCAGAGGAAGTATTTAGTGAATAATTCGTTTTAGGCGCTTGTTCTTTTTCTTCTTCGACAACCGTCTCACTTTCTTCATTTGGGCTTAACCAATTTTGAAGAGCAGTTTTCATTTCATCGAATGAGAATGGTTTGAACAAATCTTTAGGGTTAGGTTGGTTTTCCAACCAAGCTCTCACTTGATCAGCACTACCTAATTCACTGTTTTTCATTGAAGGACTAATAGTAGTGCGATTATATTTAGTGCCTGTTGATTCGGGACCAACTGTAACTAATTTAATATCGCGACCTTCATTGAGGTCAGTATAGTCACCTACTTCTTCATCCACAGCAAGCTGTAAAAATGCTTCATAGGTTTCCTTACCGAATTGCCACAAACGAACACCCTTATCTTCTTCACCACGGACAATGATAGGAGCAAAATAACGAGCTTTTGGCTCAATTTTTTTAGCTAATCTCCAATTTTCCTTATCGTTGGTCTTCTTCAATTGAGCTGCAAACTCTACAATTGGGTCTTTATCTCCCCAATTAATTGGTGAAACCATAACGGGCTTATCAATGTCGTAATGAAAGAAAATTTCACTAAAGGGCATTGCTGGGTTATGTTTTGAAGGCACTACACGAATAGTTTGCTTGCCAATTGTGGGCTTCCAAAACATAGATTTGCGTTCTTCACTAGTTTGACTAGTTTTTTGCATCTGATTAAGACGCTGTTTGATTGCTTTTAAATCCATAACTTTAAAATTTTATTTGGTTTATGATTGAATATAATAACTAATTTTTAAAAAGCCAAATCAAAGTTCAACAATCTTAAAAATTTTTGTTCTTAACTGCCTTAATTCATTTTGTTGGGTTAACAAAATTGTGTTTTTATAGTGTTGCCAGTCTATTCTATAATTGGTATCTACAACACCCCCATTTAAACTTTTAATTAATTCATTCAAAGCATTAATAGTATATAATGTATTTGAATCCTTTTTCCTGTGAACCAAAATTGTGTTTTGTGGGATATAACTTATGTTTCCGTGCTCGGTATTATAAGTTAAGACATATTCGTTACTGTCCTTAACTTCAAGTACAAATATTTTATTGTACATTATCGAATAAGAATTCGATATAGAGTTTACTAAACCCTCCAATTCAAGGGGGGTAGTAAAAGTACAAAATAATTTATTATTCAAATCTGTATAGTTTAAGGTACTGTCCATACTATACATATCGTAAGATGTGTTAAAAATCATAATTTTTCCCGTTTTTTACCTTATAATGCAAATTGTTTGCACTTAAAATGTTTTCGATTTGGTACAATATATCCACTTCTTTACTATCCCAATCAAACAAAAAAGCATCGTAAGTATACATAACTAATTTTGTATTTTTTCCTTTTAATATTTTAAAAATCTCCCACAATATACATATATTATACGAAGTTTCCAAATTTTGTAGTATATAGTTGAACAATTTTTGTGGGTTCATGTTATCCAACTTGTCTTTTTTAAAGCAATAACCCGAAATTGGCACAATAACTTGCCCCGAGTTATTAAACTCCTCCCAGATATCGTATATATATTTTTTGGTTTTACTAAAGTATTCAATATTTTCATATTCTTTTTGTATGCCCCCGTATAATTGTCTAAATGTAGATTCTTTGGCTTGTGATTCGCTAATGCCCATTTCTTTACTAATTGCGGAATAGAAATTAGAAAAATCAATTGAATCGTAATTTATAAGCCAACCTACTAAAGTAGGGTGGTAAGCCGAAATATCAAATTCAACAAGTTTTGTGTTGCGGGGGATAAATGAACTGCGACATCCATTCTCTTTATTAAGGGCAGCGTAATTAATACCGTTAAATGTATTGGAAGGACGCGTTGTTAATGTCTTAAAATTGTATTGAGTGTAAACTACGTCGGTTTGTATGTCTTGATTAAAATGTTGGTTATAAACACTATTATCCACAAATAAACCGGATTGTTCTATACCGTAAAATACCCAAGTGGCTTTGTGGTTGTAAAATTCGTTTACGGGCTGTTCTATTAAATGTTCTAATTCCTCAAACAGCGATTCACAATACTCGTAGTGTTTAACTATTGGTACTAGTGTGTTTACACTTGGGTGGGTTGGGTATTTTTGGTATAAAAATTCGTGAGCGGCGGTGAGTTGTATATACGTAGGGTTGAGGAGGGTGAGGTCAACTGCATTGCGTAATGGAAAATAATGTAAAAATTCTTTTTTGTCTTTTACATATATTTTTTGTGCTTGTTTTAATATTAAAAATACTTCGTCTTCAAATAATTTTTCTTCTACTTCGGTGTG